TATGGATGGTGGGGTTAGTAATTCTACATGGAAAGAATTTGATGCTAATAATAGAGTTTTTCAAAAAGGTGTAGGTATAGTTCAAAAAACTCCTAGATTGTTATCTCACTTAGATATGATAGGTGTTAAAAATACAGAAAAGGGTTCTGCAAGAGAAGGAATGAAAGATTTAATTAGATATAGAAATAAAGCAGGTGAAGAAGTAATTATTTCAATGGATTATGATAACTCCAATTACTTTGAAAGAATGGCTTTGGAGACTCAACTTATTATTGATTATTGGAAAGGTGTTTCTCCTGACATTGTTAATGGAATGGTTGATTGGAGAAATGATTATCTATTTCCTAGATATGTAGACTCTATAACAAAAGACCAAGTTCCTAGTCTAGCTGATAGATCTGCTATGTTAAATCAGGGCTCTAAAAGTGTGGAAAATAGAAGAATTAGAATTTTCAGGAAATTTGTTAACGGAAAAGAAGGCTCTCAATATGATCTTTTAGCTCAAGAAAAAGCTTTAATACAACATCAATTATCTAGACATTCAGAATTTTTATCATTAACTACTGAAGTGTATGATAACTCTGGTAAGGGTAAAAATCCTAGCTATAATGACTTGTTTACATTATCTAATGATTATTTTAATGGTCATTTAAAAGATGTATCTAAATCAACTTATAATCATATGATTAAAAAGTTTGGTCGTGATGATGTAATTATGAGTATGTTTAAACCTCATGCAATTGAAAAATCATCTTATCGTAAAAAAATAGACTATTTAGATAAATATCCTAATGAAAAGAATGATAAAGAAGCTACGAGAATTAGAACAGATAAGCAGAATGCAATAGCAAATCAAGTTGCAAGTAAGTGGACTTATTTAGTTAAAAATGGAGATCCCTTTTTTCAGGGTGTTAAGGATAATGCTTTAGAAATATCTAAATCAAATGGTCAAACTGGGTCAGTAATGGAGAGAGTATATAGAGAAATTTTACATAGAGATCCATTTGGTAATAATGCCTCTAAAGGTAACTCTGAAGTTCCTTTAAGTGGTAAATTGTATGAAGAAATGATGGCTGTTAGTCATGAACTTTTAAGTCCAAAATCTGGATTTGATAGTCATAGTGATATATCTAATATCATACCTAAGATGACAGGTAAATTCAATGAAGATAGAAAAATTATTTTGCATTACAAAAGAACAATAATGTGGATTTTAAATAACAAGTCATTAAAACAAGAGACAAAAGATAAGAGAGTTGCAGCACTAAAGGATATTATCACTGAAAAAGAGGCTGGAATAAAAGAGCTTTTACCTAAAAAGTATTTAAACTCAAAAAAGAGCAAAGATTTAGACAAAATTAAAATAGTAGATATTACTCGGGATAAAGATGTTATCGAAGGAACAGTTCAGTGGTATACTATGCATGGTCTTGCTGATAGATATGGTATAACTAGAGGTATGAATACTGGTAGTTTTGTTAAAGATTTAATAGAGGTTAAAGCGTTAGGTGCAAAAAGTTATAATGAATTTACTAGTATGGGTGAAACTCTTCAGTATGGAAATAATACTATACATGATGCTAAATTAAAACAAATGAGATTAAATCCTAATGTCGATATGATGGATGTAGAATCGCAGATAGCTGAAAGATTAGAGCGTGGATATAGGGACTATAAAATGCCATTTCTTATTGAATATGCAATGCCACAACAAACAGAAACAACAATTGGTCTTTATCATCATAGAGAAATTCCAGTAAGTTTAAAAGGTTCTGGAAGATTGAAGCGTACTGTTAAGTTTATGCTTGATAAAATGAATAGCTCTACTAATAAGGTGGAAAGGTTAGAATTAAAAGAAGCTTTAGAAGTTTTAGTAAAAAGATATTCTTCATATAAGAATTTTTTTGATGGTAATTTTGATGCAATACCTGTTGGTGATGCTGATTTTATGAATATGATTAATAATCCTCCTGGTTTTAGTGATAATTTAAAGACTGTTTTTGATAGATATGAAAGAGTGCAAATTCAAAAGGGAAAATTTGCAGAGGATGTATTTGGTATGGGGTCAGAATATGATAGTAATGTCATGTTTTATAGAAGGTTAATGGAAGAGGGTTTAGGTAGCTCTGATAAAATTGCTTTGCGAGAAGCTACAAGTACTCTATCTTACACTAATCAGCTATTAATGGAAAATAACTATATGGACCCGATTTCATATTATTTAAATGTTAAGAATTTAAGAGCAGAATTAGAAAGATTAGGCTTAGATAAAGCCGAAACTATGGGTATTGATGGTGGTGAGATAAGCCCTACTAATATACATGCAAAAGAGAGTACTCTTGCAGTGCTTGCTGGTGAAAGATCTGGTGTTAGCGTAAGGCCTAGCCAAATGCTTACTGACTATAAACTTTCTATGATTAAGAAGTATATTAAGCAAAGTCAAGATATGAAAAAAAATGAAAAATCTACTAAAGAGTGGAGTGAAACAAAAGAAGAATTCGAAAAAGCAGGCTGGTGTAAACCAGCTAGTTAGGATAAATTATGAGAAAACCAGGTGGTGGTTGTGATATAGTTGGTTTAACAAAAGAAATGTTTGAAGCTGGAGAATCTTTTGCGAATGATAAAGAAATGAATGCAAGATTTGGAGCTGAAACTTCTAATATAGTCAGAACAATTTTTGAGAAAGTTTATGATCTTCCTGTTGAGCAGTTAAAAGGTGTGAAGCTAACAAAAGGTACCATAAGAACATTTCAAAGAGAATTAGATAGAGTTAAATCTGCATCTCAGAAAGGTCAATTAACAAGTAGGTTTGGCTCTGTATTTTATACCCCAGAATCAATAGCTAAGAGTAATCCTCAATTGATGACATTACACGATAATCTTCATAATACAAATCTTAATTTTCAAGGTAGGGTTGGTAGACATAATAGAGCTTATAGGAATATATTAACTCATGCAAAAAGGTATATGCTTGAAAAGGAATACGGTGAACAGTTGGATTATGGACCTGCTAAACGTCTATCTATTAGAAGAAAAATTAAAAAAGCTGCTAAAATAGCAGATAAACATGAAGCTTTGATAGAAAAATTAACAGTTGATGTAGAAAATGATGTTCAAGGTTCTACTAGAAGCCTTGATGCAGCTATAAAAGCAGAGAATAAGTTCTATTCTAAACAGGAAGGTAAAGTCTTTAATGAGATTTTAACTACCATTGAAAAAAAACTCCCTAAATTACATATGGAAGCAGCAAAAGCTTGGTTTGGAGATGTTAAAGCTGGAGTTGTAGGAAAAGGTGAGAAATTAAGGCAAAAACTAAAAAAAGGTGAAATAACTAGGGAACAGTATTATGCTGCAAGAGAGAAGGCTTTAGATCCTGTTTTAGCTAAAGAGATTAAAGAAGAGCCTCTAAGAAATTTGACTATAGAATATGTTGATCTTATGGATGAAATGTATAATGTTACAAAAAATGGCATTAAAGCATATGTTGATTCTATAAAAGAAGGTTTAAAGGGTAAGTATGCTGAAAAAGATGTAGATACTATTGCTAAAAATATTTACAATAAAATTCTTCCAGATAAAGTAACAGGGTATTATCCTCATTATAAACGTGTTTTGAGTGTAGATTTTTTTGATAATTTAATGCCTAGATTACAAAGAGTATCAGATGCAACTGCAGAAAGCTTTACAAAGAATGTTACTAATGTAGATAAGGTTATTGAAGAGCTAAATGGCTATGTTACAGGCCATGTTAAGAAAAGACAGATAATAGACTTGGGGAAAGATTTTGATGCTCAAAACGAGTATTCTAGAAACTTTTTAGTTACTGTTAAAAGATATGTTGATGAAGTAGATAGGTTTAATATGATCGCCCATGCAGATAAGTATACTAGAGAGTCTTTAAATGCAGCAAAGGAAATGTTTAAAAAGGGTGAATCTACAGATGGTTTTGCTAAAGCTACTGTAGAAATGATGAGAGATTTAAATTCACGAATGAAGGGTGGTTATGGTTTTGAAAATACTAATACTGAAGCTGCTATGAAAACATTACTAGCTTTAGAGTTTACATCAAAACTTGGATTTAACTTAAGATCTGGATTAAGAAACGCAACACAAGGATTATTAAATATAGTAGAATTTGGACCTATTCAATGGGGTAAATCTAGAGAATTTTACAAAAATAATAGAGATATTGATACCACAGTTAAAGAAATGATGGATGAAGCAGGTTTTTTATTTGCTGATAATATGGCTCCAGAACTTGTTGAAGGTAAAATTGCAGGTAAAACATTTCTTTCTAAAGTTAAGATAAATGATAGAGAACAAATTGAGTTTGTTAAGCCAGCTAGATTTAGTGGTTTGCATGGAAAGGTGCAAAAAGCTGCTGGTATTAGTGGTAAATTTATGGGTAAAGTTGAGAACATAAATAGGAAAACTACATTTAAAATTGCTTTTCATAAAATGTATGACCAGTTAAATAACTCGTCATCTTATAAAACTCAGTTAAGAGAATCTGGAATGACTGAAGCTCAAATAAAAGCTGAAGTATTAAAAAGAGCTAGAAATTATGCAATAAAAAAGACTACTTTACTCCATTTTGATTACTCAGACATATCAAAAGCATCATGGATAACACATCCAACTGGAAGATTACTAGGACAATTCCAACATTATGGTATAAAATTCTTTGAATATAATATGAATTTAGCAAAAAATGCAAAAGATGATATTATGGCTGGTGAAGTCCTGGGTGATAGAGCTCAAAAGGCTTATAAAATGGGTATGGTATATCTGTTAGCCCCTGTTATAGCTTCTGCAGTTACAGGAACTGATTGGGGTAATCTTGTAGAACATGATACTAAAGAGAAGATATCCAAATTATGGACACTATTTACAGGTGATGAAGATGAAGTAAAAGCTGCTTATTATGGTAAAGGTACTTTAACTCAACTTCCATTCATAGGGGCTCCTTTAGTTTCAGATGCTATATCTCTTGGAAATGTATTAGGTTTTATAGATATGGAAGATGATGATAAAGCTAAACTTATAACTGGGTGGGAAGATTATGCTTTAAAATCTGGAGATAAAAAAGCTTATGAAATAGTTAAGATATTAAATACATCTATTGGAAGACTTTATTATAAAACTTTACCATCACTTGTTGAACAAGGACCAGGTGCTGCTCTTCAATATGAGGCTGGAATCTATAGAACTAAAAAATCAACTCAACTTCAAAAAGATGTGTTTAAAGGGGATAGATTAAAAGGTCCAGTTGTTGGTGAGGATGTTATGGGAGCTTTAAATGCATTGGATGCTCATATAGATAGCGCTACTAAGGAGCATGTTATAAAGCAAATTAAATCTAAAAAGAAAAAAGGTAGCACTTCTTTAACAGGAAGATCTCCTTTACAGTAAGTAAAAGGGCGTATTTCTACACCCTTATACTTTGACTTGTACTAATTATCCAACTTCTGGAGACTAGTAATTAAACTATCGATACTCCCTTTTACATCATTTAACATACTAACACTTAATTTAATATCATTGTCAGTTCTCTCGTCCAAACTATTTAATATAACTATTAATGATTCTAAATATAACACTAACTCTCTATGGTTTTTCATTAGATTTATCACTTTCTTTTTTTAACTCTTTTAGTTGTTTTTCAAGCCATTTAGGAAATTTTTTATCGTCTTTTTTGTATTTTATGTAAGATCCTAGTGTTTTATCTAAGCTAGATATATAACTAGCTAAATTAGCAAATTCTTGAATTAAGTTACTAATTGCATTTTTAACTTCCATCATTGTTGGCTTTTTTTTGTTAGCCATTATTCTAATCCCAATCTAGAAGCGACTCTATCTAAAAGACTTTTCATATTATCCATTCCTTCAGATAACGTATCTATTCTTGTTGCATTTAGTTCAACTCTTTCTGTTAATGTTTTATTAACTTGAGTTAAGCTAAGTGCAGAAGGTTTAGTTTCTTCTTTTGTTTTTGGTTTTTTTGTTACGTTCATTAGCTCTTTTTTCTTTGGTTTCATTTTTTTCTTAAGATCAACAACACCTTCAGTGCCATCTTTATCTGTTTGTTGGTTTTCATAGTCTATTTCAGCCATTTTCCCCATTATATCTCCTTTTGTTTTTCGTTTATTAATTCAATAAAATGATCAAATTCTATAGTTACATAAATCTTTGATCTGTTACGTTTAAATACCAGTACAGGATTTCTGTCTTCACAATTAGACGCAGTTTGTTCTAAAGATTTCCATAAATCAAGTCTTTCTTTGTTTTTACATTCAAAGCTGTAATTTATAATCTTTTTAGCTGCTGGTGTTAATATAATATCTTCACCACTCATTCCCATGACCTGGGATTCTATGTCATTCTTCTCAAGTGTCTCCATAAACACAGAGCGAAGGCGATCCCTCACTAGATTTTGTAATCTTTTTCCTTTGTTTTTCGCTGAACGTGCTTTCATAAGTTCCCTCTCTTATTTTTTTTAAAGCCTCTTGTTTTTCATATTCTTCTCTAGCTTCTAATTCTGTAACATACTCACCATTATCCATTAACTCATAATCGTCTGGGTGTAGATCTTTATATGTTTCAATCATAGTATCAATCTGTTTCTTCAATTTCATCAGGTCTTCTATCATAATACTCCTTCATTATTATCAAAGCACACTCCCTACATACATAACATAGGGATTGAGAAGATACCTTTAAATGGTATGCAGGAGTGCACTTTATATTACATTTGTTACAATTAACTAATTTCAATACCATTAAATCTCTTTATAATCATATCTTGTAATGGATGATTTTCTTCAACAGATTCTACAACTGTTCCATATTTAGCCATTGCATTTGCTGATTCTTCTATCCAAACACATTTATCACAACCTGGACAGTTACTTGCATAGCACTTTTTAAGCTGTGTTTTAGCTTCCAATGTATTACAAAACCAACTCATTATTTACCCCACTTTCCTCTGTTAACTATTAATCCCATAACTGCATAGTTAGCTATATCAATTAATGTATCTTCTAAAGATTCGTTTTTAGGTTCTTTGTTATGCAGTGTAAGATTTAGTAGCCTTTGTATTTTATCATTCATCCTTATAGATAGCCCCATAAGTGATACTTTTATATCTACTTCATCTTCTACAACAGATTTTCCCATACCTACATTAGTTGGGCCGTAATCTTCTTGTTTTTGCATAAAAAGTTCTTGCATTTCTTGAGTTATTAAGTAAAACTCATCGTTTGTTTCTTTATATTCCATGTTCTCTCCAATTTATTAGGGTACGTAGTCAATTCCAGTTAGTTGCTTATTACTATACCTTCCCCGACTAACTATTGTACCCTAAATCTTGTTTAACTTGTTTTTGTTGCTTATGTCTTTCTTTCCACACTTTACCTCTAGTATGAGGATGCTCTTCTTGTACTTTTCTTCTAGCTCTCATTATAGCAGATGGATGTGAAATTAACTTATCTTTCCACATTCTAAACATATCTATCATGTGTATCTGGTTTATTTGGCTTTGATCATCAATTAATTTAGGATTATCCATAATTTCTTGACTCCATATTTCATAAACTAAATATACATCACTATTTCTACAGTGAGTGTTTGTTGTAAGCACACTTTTAACTTTATCTTGCATGTTTATTCGCATTTTTCTATCCTCACATTATTAACAGCTAATCGTGCATATAAGTGTTCTTTTTCCCTATTTTTATCAGATTTAATGTCTAATAACTCCACTAAACCTGTTTCTTTATTCTTAAATGGGTTAATTGATATCACTTTATTAGCATTATAAGCTATTCTAAATGAACCTCTAGACGAAGATATGTCCATACCTTCTTTAAATGCGGACTTACTTACCTCACTAACAGCGAAAACAATCACGTTTTGTCTTACTGCTAGTTCCATAATGGCTTGGGATGCTTCTTCAACTTTCATATTGTTATCCTTCTGTTTGCTCTTAAATAGTCCCAAATGGTCAACAATTACTATTTCTGGCTTAATGGGTAGGCTAGTGATTCTTGTCTCTAATTCTTGCGCATATGGCGCTGAATAATCAACAGTTAACCACTCAAAACGCTTATCCATACCATTTTTCATCTGTTTATAGTGTTCTACCAGTTGTTTTTCATCCCAACCCATCTCAATTTGTACAAATCTAGACCATATTTGTCTTGGGGACATCTCCATTTCAACAAAATATGTCTGTTTCTTGAAGTAATTAGCCCAATTTTGCAGTAACATAGTCTTCATACTAGCTGGTGGAGCCTGAATTATGACTGTTTCACCTGGATATACAGGAAAATCTTGTTCATATGGCTCACCTAAGTTGATAGGTTTAAGATCTTGAGCATAGAAATTGATAAGTTCATTCTCCATACTGCTAGAATCCATCATATTTTCAGCTTTAGCTCCCCTGTGTAACGTACATCTAGAGTTACAATAAAACTGTATAACAGGGTCATCAGCACCATATCTGTAGCCTTGTCCATCATGTCCAGTGTAACAACCTTCTATTATACCTTCCATTTCTTCAGCCTTAAACTCACTTTGTGCCTCGTTACTGACCTTTATACGCCAGTCTTCCATGATTAAACGCACAATATTCTCTGGAAAGTTCCATCTTAAGTAAGATGCTACTCTAAGAGCTACCATGTGACGCTTACCATGAGGTGCACCATCCATCATTTTCTGTATACATGTAGTATTTACAGGGTCTCTAGTGCTTTTAACCTTAACTGGAGTTTGTTCCTTAACCTCTTCCTTATCAAATACATCAAATACCTCTTTACATTGCAAGTTATTTAATGGATATTCTCTTGGTTCATTACACCATTCTTTTATTTTCTTTAATGTAATCTCTTTATTTAATAACCATTTTGGTTGAAATTGATTCTTCCATGAACCAGATTTAGTATTTTTAGTATATGGTATACGTATTAATCTAGACTTATCAGTAACAGATGGATCAGCATACTTAAATATGCCGTGTTTAGTAAGTTCTTCTTTCACTCTTATATGCAAGTTCTTACTAGGTCTCCATTTAAATGCTGTTTCTGATATATGTATATGAAATCCTCTGCCACTAAAATATAATTCATATGGAACATTTATCTCCTCTAAGCGTTCAAGTAGTTTTAAAGTTTTTTGAGAAGCTTTCCATGGTGTATCACCATCTACATCTAATATAAACTCATCAGGCATATATATTAATCCATCATATCCTGATAAAGACTTATTTTTAGCATAAAACTCTACTACATACTCATCATAATCGTATAAAGACATAAAGGTATCGCTATCTGTACCCATCCAATCAGAAATTTTATCTACTGCCTGGAAGTTGTGTCTATTACTTACTCCTAATGCGAACTCTTTGTATAGTTCTATCATTCTTTTTTCCTCCTAAAATACTTTCTGATCTCATCGGCAGCTTTTTTAGCTTTTTTTTCCTGCTCTCTAAGTTCTGTTTGATGTTCATATCTAGCTCTTTTAATCTTCATTCTTATAGTTAAATGAGTGTATGAATCACCTTTAAGGTTTTGCCCTAATTTTAGTTCTTTAGGACTTATATTAATAAAATGCATAAATTCTGTTGCTCTCATATATCCTCCTTTGATTATATAGGGAGACTCACATATTCCTTTGCCTATAAAGCCGATAAATCGACTACCAAGGACTTACAGGACCAGTTGTTGCCTCCCTATAAATTAACGATTACCTACTCATTAGAATGGTACATCGTCACTCTCGGAGGAATCAGAAGTATCTATGACATCATCTGATTTCTTTTCTAGTTTAGGCTGTACATATTCTTTAAAGTATTTCTCAGCTCTGTCTTTCCAATACTGAACATCATCAGCAGAGAATTTCTCTACTACATTTTCAAATTCAGTTGGAGCACATTGATTCAATACCCTAGAGTATTTACCATCTTTATGTACATATACATTAACATTTTTACCTATTAATGCTTCAGGACTATCATCCAGTTTAATAACTTTAGTGTTATTTGCACCTTCTAGAGCGCTAGTAATACCTGCATTAGCATATCTGAATAAATTACCAATGGCAAATTCTTCACCTTCAGCATTCTTTTTCTCATATACACGCATATTTAGTGATTCAGGAAAATCATCAAACCATATATCTAGGTATTTAGTGCCATTATAGTCGCCATATTCAGCTTTTGATATAAGTTTAGTGTGCCATCCAGTTGAGAAACTAGAGCCACCACCTGTTTTCACAGTTAATGTTCTAACCATTTATTTCTCCTTCATTTAATTGTTCTTCATTTTGTTCAGGAATTTCTTCTATTGGAGCTTCTTCTTCAATAGGAGCCTCTTCCTCAACAGGAACTTCTTCTTGAGGGGGAACTATTTCAACAGGAATAATAACTTCCTCAATTACATCCTCAACAGGAGTTACTACTTCAGGTGCTGTAGCAGTAGAATCAATTTGTTCTTCAACTGCTGGGGTTTCTATAGGTGTTTCAATTGCTTTTTCATCATTACTTGAACAAGCATTGACAAAAAGCATTCCACCTAGTATTAGTATTATTTTCATTTATTTTCTCCTTAGTTAACTAATAGATTGTGCATCATCATCATATTGAGCGATGCCTACAATTCCAGATAAACCGTATCTTCTGCCATATGTAATAGCAGCTCCTACGCCCTGAGCATCTTTCTTAGATAATGGAAGTTTTACTTTAGAACGCAACCATTGTCCAGAAGAATGCATTAATGTTGTTGTTACACATACAGCGCCCATAATCATTTCATTACCTTGACTAACAGATAAACCATGTTTACTTAAGTGTGGAAATGCTGATTTTATAACTGCATGTAAGTCTGCATAATTAGATTTAAAGAACGGATTAGTACTTTCTTTCTTAGCACCTTCCATTTCAGACTGAGCTTTAGCTAATGCTGCAGCTAATTTGTCTATTTCAGGTGATTTCCATTCTTCAGATCTTCTATCATGAGACTGATCAAAAGATTTCTCTTCTGCTTCGCTTTTGGCTTTTGCTTCTAATACAGATTTAGCAATGCCATTTTGTTTTGAAATATCAATATTGTCCATTGATTCTCTCCTATATTAATGAAAGAGGCAGAAGGGAAATCCACCTCTTTCTGTGTGCGATAAAATCCTTCGAATTGAAGGGTTCAGAACTTACGAAACTAAATTCTTTTTATCAAGTATTAATGTTGAAAAATTGAAAGTAATTTCTTTAAAATAAGGTTGTTTCATAACGATATTCTTTGTAGAATTTGCTATAAAACTACCACTCATATTTGAACAGTAACTTGTAGCTTTACGAGTACATGGTTCCTGATCAGAATCTTCGTCAGAATACCAGTTTTTCTCATATTTAGCCATAGTTATGTTATTATATATGTATTGCTGATAATGTTCAGCTCCCATCCTGCCGTCAATTACTGTTTTAGGTTTATCAGGATGTTCAGATAATATTTTAACTATTTCTTTTCTTGCATCCATACTATCTAATCCAAGTATTAAAATACCATCTTTAGTTCCTCTATAGTATTTAAATCTACCTAAATTACCTTCAACACTAATATTTGGATTAATCTTTACCATATGATCAATTAAAGCTCTTATTTTAGGTTTACCAATATCTTCATCTACATATTGGCTAACACCTATATTTTGAACTTCTACTTTATCAAAATCATATAAATAGAAATTATTTCCACCTAATCTAGTTAATTGCATGGCCACGGAGCTTCCAATAGCCCCGCAACCTACAATATGGAATTCCACATCTTTAAAGTCTGCGATGTCTTGACTTCTTAAGTTAATCATATTATATATCCTCCATTATAAGACTGAAATTCTATTAATGCATCAGCAATATCAGCAAATTTAGCATCACAAGCTATAAGTTCATACGGAGCTGAGTCCATTTCTGTAAACTCTTTAAGCTCTCTCTTGTTCAATTCTTCTATTTGAACACCATAATTTTCTATTTGCTTGTTAGTTTCTCTGATTGCTTTCTTGAATTTATGCATAGACCAGTCACCTATTGTTACTTGACGTATGAATTCAGTAGCTTTCATCACTGCATATTCATATTTAGCTTCAAAATTAGCTACTTCTTGCTCATTAGGGACGTATACATCTTCTAAACGTTTATAACCGTTCCATTTATTACGAGTATCGTCCCATAACGGCAAAGTTGAGTTGCCAATTTGAGTTTTGTGAGTTTTAGAGTATCCAACATGATTATATGTCCTAGTTTCACACTTTTCTTTAACTTCAGTTACTATATCAAGAGGTATTTCTACATCAGGCTCATTACTAATTATATTTAGTTCAACATCCTGATGAATTTCTACTGGTTTCCACACAGAAACTCTACATTTATACTCTTCTTTAAGGTTTACTACAAGAGCAAAGCTTAAATCTGACTCTCCTTCACCATATTCGTCTATACTTGATATGTCTGTACCACTCCAGAAAGCGCTCATTGTGTGATGACTATGCCACCAACAGAATCTAAAATTAGTTTTGTTGTATTTTACAGCCATTTGTGTGTAATATTTAGCTAATTCCTCTTTATCTAGGTCACAAGTAGTGCTACCTATCTCCTGTTTTAGTATTACAGGCTCTTGAATCAACCAATCACCATCTTTATCTTGTGTTACAACTGACATGCCACCTATCTCACACTTTTCAGTATGATAAGCAGCTTTGGCATAATTTATTATCTTATCCCAACACTCTTTATCGATATAAACTTCCATTATTCCTCCTCTAAGTTATTTGGTTCTGGGTTTTCTTGTGAATCTCTTACATATGCATCTAATTCAGCTTCTTCTGCATCCATTTCAGCATTAATTCTACGTTCTTCATCCATTTCCTGATCTATAATAGCTTCTTCTCTAAGCTGTTCTGCTAAAGCATCTGGATCTATACGATCTGTTGTTGTTGATGCTGCATTAGTTCCAACTCCACCCATTCTAGTAGCCCATTGCAAGGTCAATTGTTCAGCTTGTTCTGGTGATACTGGTTGTGGATATGCTGCTTTATATATTTCACAAGTATGCCTTAATGCACACTCATTTTCATCACAATAATCATCATGTCCAGATGGTTGATAATTGCATTGATCCCAACTATTTGTACCAAATATAGCTCTATAATCATCAGTTAACCATTTAGGTTCACCATGATATAATTTCTTTATATTATTATATGGATTAGTGTTTTGAGTATATCTATTCATCCAATTCATTAATAATAAACTATATGCTGGTAGTTCAAATCGTTTTAATGCAGCATCTATATCAGTAGAATCATCACCATAACATACAGTCCCCCATCCTTGAGGTTGTTGCCAATTTCTAGTAGTTCTAGATAAATAAGGAAACATTAAAGATCCTCTTTCATCATAAGATTCCGCTTTTCCATAAGTACGTACATCAAAGTTAGGTCTAGTATAATCAGTGTGTCTTACCATTTCTTGTAAAGGATATATTTCTATTTTCATTAACAAATCCATTTCTACTGGTAAACTTTGCACGTGTGTTGGTTCACCATCTTGAGAATTATATCGAGAACCACAAGCATTATATATTTGTATCTCATCTGGAGATAATACTATATTTATAGATAATTTTAAACTTCTAGTAGTTCGACTGCCATCATCTTCTAATGCTACATTTAATACTTGTATTTTATCAGTATTGTTAGTTATATCAAGAAATTGGTCAAACTTTTCACACATATAGTTTTTAAATAGTTCTTTTCTTTCAACTAACACAGCTGGATCATCCATCCATGTTACTCTTTGATCTCTTAACTCAGTAATAATTCTGTCCAATTCTCTTAAATCGCTCTGTATACCTATTCTACCACTTTCCCACCAATAATTCTCTCT